TGGATCTATACGCTGATGATCAAATATTCAGCACTGAAGCCAGTGAAAAAGGAGATTTTTTATCTCTCTATGAAACAAGGAGAGACTTTTACTCGCTCTGTGGCTTCGTGCTTAAAGAAGATGATGATAAAGTAGAACAGAGCACCTGGGAGGGTTTATCCTTCTTGGGGGCTACTATAACCAGATTTCAAGGTTCTTGGGTTCCAAAGTTCAATTTGAATAGAATTTGGAGTTCAATAGTGTTTGATAATTACAAGGCTGGCAAACGTACTCCATTGGAGAAAGAACCAGTCGAAAAAGCTCTACAATACTATTCCAAACTCTACAACCTGTGTGTTTTATCCACATTTAATGGAAGAGAAGAATTTAATAAAATCCGGTTGTTACTTGTCAAACTCATTCGTTTACTTGATCATGTATATGGTCCGGACTGGACACAGAAGAGACGAGATGATGATATTGTTGCTGAACTATTTACTGCTAAAGAACATGAATATGAATTAATACCCTCATTTGAGTGGGCAGTCAGTTTTTGGACTGGTTGGGAAAGTCTTCCAAGCCCGACGACCTTGGAGGAAACGTCATGTTTTGATACATATCAAAGCACGCAGTTGCCAATTAAAATCGAAACTGGAATCCACAAACTCCGTAGTGTCAACCAATTCATTAGAAAATTTCTTTCAGCAAGTAACAGAATGTCAAAACCAAATACCACGACCACACCTGTCATTGATTCGAAGGGTGTCATTAATCACTGGGCTCAACAGAGAAATAAACGAGTACTTTACAGTACGCAAGCAAGAATCTCTGGAGGCTTTTGTGCTAAATTATCAATTGATGGAGAAATCGTTTCTAGCTATAATAGCTCTACAAAATCTGCTGCTGAACAAGGTGCAGCTCAGAATTATATTAATAATAATGCTGCAGACTTCGCAGTGGATAAGGAAGATCTTCGTACACTCGAAAAGTTATGTAAAATTAACCTTACTGGAAATAACGAAGATGATGCAAAGAAACAAACGCTTGGGAACAAGCAATCTCCAATTTCGAGCACTCCTAAAGATGCATTACGCAAAAGACTTAAGTCTTTGGCTTTTGAATCGTACGCTGAGTCAAATCTCACAAGGTGTAACCGACTCTTCCCAGTGTTGGTCGAGTTTTGCTTACCAGGACCACATTTTATTGAAGAGATTGGATCGTGCTTATCGAATTTCTGCACTCAGTTTGAAGCAGCAAAATTTGAAGATACTGAAGAATCTTATGCGGCCGTTCTTGCGGAAGTATGGGGGAAGCTCATGCACGCCGCAAATGGAAATATATTTAGAACAGATTTTGGCAGACTTGCTCAACAGTCGCAGAATCGAAGTCCATCAGGCTCCTATGTCCTCGACTGTGATGCGTTTAGATCAAAATTATTTTTCGGTAATTTAGATCACATTAAAAACGTTAATAAGCAAATAGTCGGTGATTTGTGTAAAGTTTCATACTTTACTCCCCTTACGATGGAAGCTGCTACCAAAAAGATTCTTGCTGTTCTTGAACAGTATTATAACTTCAAAAAGCTCAAAATGAAGTATTCCAATCTCAAAATGGATAGGCCTAGTTTTGACAAATTTTTAGAGCCATTCTTCAAGAGGCTAACTCAACCTCCTGAGGGATTAACTATGCAGCAAGGTGCGACCTTTGAAGCTGCCCGTGCTGAGTCGTGGAATAGATTGATGCACTCGCTCAACGGAAATCAATCAATGCCACAGAGAGTGCCTAG